AAAATCAAGGCAGAAACAGATGCGAAGCTGGCTGCTATGCAAGAGCAGATGTCAGCGCTACTTGCGGCTGTTGCGGAAAAGACCCCCAAAACACGCAAAACCAAAGTAGCCGAGGCTTAATATGTCCCAAACAATGCTCCAATTAGTGAATCAAGTCCAAGCGGAATTAAACTTGGCTGTTTCCACTTCTGTTGCTGGTAATCCAAATACAGATGTACAACAAATTCTAGCCTTAATGAATGGCGCAGGCTATGAATTATTGAAAGAATACGATTGGCAAGCATTGCAGGTGCAATATCGTTTCTACACTCAATCTTTAACCGCCAATGCCACAACTGTCAATGGTTCTTATAACTTGACTTTTGCGGCTGGCACAGATTTAAGCGCTGTTGATAGCCAATGGCAATTAACAGGTTATAACATTCCCCAAGACACTTATGTAGTGTCCGCCAATAACACTACAAAAGTAGTGGTTATGAGCCAAATGGCTACAGGTGCTGGAGTGCAATCAGTCGTATGCGCCCAAACCGCTTATGACCTTCCTGATGACTTTGAAACCATTACAGACCGCACTCAATGGGATAAATCAAAACATTGGGAAATGTTAGGGCCTGAAGATGCACAGCAATGGCAATGGCTAAAGTCTGGTTATATTTCAACTGGCCCAAGGGTTCGTTGGAGAATTTTAGATAATCAATTCCAAATATGGCCTGTAATGAATACTAATGAGTATTTAGGATGGGAATATCGTAGCAAAGGTTGGGCAAGAAGTGCTACAGGTACTGTAAAGAATAGCTTTACTGCTGATACCGATACTACAGTCTTTGATGACCGTATTATGGTGCTTTACACAAAACTCAAATATTTTCAAATTAAAGCATTTGATACTACTGCTTTGACTCAAGATTATCAGCGTTATTTGACTATTGCTAAAGCCAATGACAAAGGCGCTCCAAATCTTTCATTTGCACCTTACCCAAGCAAAGTGCTTATTGGCTACGCTAACATCCCAGATACAGGTTATGGCTCATGATTTTTGGAAAACCAAAAGGTTTTACTGCTAATACAGCGTCTATAACAGCCCCTATTGGTGGCTGGAACGCTAGGGATTCTATTGCTGAAATGCCTGCTACAGATGCAGTAACTTTGACCAATATGTATCCTACGCCTACAGATGTTACTTTAAGAAACGGCTATACACGCTATTCTCAGCTAACTACTGCTACTGGTGTGCAAACAATTTCAAGCATTACTTATGCAGGAACTACTGCCACCTTAACTACAGCATCTGCTCATGGTTTAACTACTGGCGCTTATGTGTCAATTACAGGCACAACCCCTGCTACATATAGTGGTGTTTACAAAATTACAGTAACAAGCACTACAAAGTTTACTTATACAATGGCTGCCACCCCAAGTGGGAATGCTACTGTAGTGGGTGCTTATACCATTGGAATTACTAACCCAATAAACACATTAATGAACTATGCTGGCGTTTTAACCCAGCAGATTTTTGCTGCGGCTGGTACAGGAATATACGATTGCGATACGCCAACTGCTGCCAAAGTATTTACTATTACTAATGATAAGTTTCAATATGTAAACTTTTCCAATACTAGCGGTGATTATATTGTTGCTTGTAATGGCGCAGACGCAGTAACTGTATTTGACGGTACTGTATGGTTTACGATGGCAACAACAACAACTGCCGCCACAGTTACCACTATTACCAAATCTGGAACAACCGCTACTGTAACTACCGCTACAGCACATGGTTTAGTTACTAATAATAAAGTAGTTGTTTCAGGCACAACTGGTGCAGATTCTGTTTATTACAACGGTTCTTTTGTAATTACCGTAACAGGCGCTAATACTTTTACTTACACAATGTCAGGCACTCCTGCTGCTAATGCTGCTGGTACTCCTGTTTATACCGTATTAGGCATTAAAGGTGGCACTACTGGTGGCACTTCCTACACCATTGATTCTAAAAACTTTATTCATGTAAACCTGTTTAAAAACCGTTTATATTTCACAGAAAAAAATACCATGAAAGTATGGTATATGCCTGTTGCCTCTTTAGGTGGTGATGCTTACCCATTAGATTTTGGTGGAATTGCAAGAAACGGTGGTTTTGTACAAGGTATGGCTACTTGGACTCTTGACGCTGGTCAAGGCGCAGACGATTATGCTGTTTTTGCTACTAATATGGGCGAAGTTATCGTTTATAACGGCACAGACCCTACAGATGCTACTACATGGGTTTTAAAAGGTGTTTGGCAATTAGGTTACATTTTTAGCCGCAGATTCTTTTATAAATTTGCTGGCGATATTCTTTTGCTTACGCAAGACGGTTTAGTACCATTGGCTTCTGCATTGCAATCTAGCCGATTAGACCCAAGAATTAACATTACAGACAAGATTTATTACGAAATTAGCAAAGAAGCAGACGCATATTCAACCAACTTTGGATGGCAATGTATTTACTATGCCAAACCAAATATGCTGCTTATTAACATTCCTAACCCTGCTGGCACAGAACAGTATGTAATGCACACTATTTCTAAGGCTTGGGCTAACTTTACTGGCATTAATACCACAGTCTTTGAACTTCACAATGACGACCTTTACTTTGGTGGTGCTGGCTTTGTGGGTAAGTTTTGGGATGGTTATGCTGATGACGACCAACCTATTTCAGGCACTTGCCAACAGGCTTATAGCTATTTTGACCTTCCAGGGCAACAAAAACGATTTACTATGATTCGTCCTACTTTTTTAGTAGATTCTGGCGCACCTGGCGTTTATGCTGGTATTAATACCGACTTTCAGACTCAAAATAATCTTGGTCAAGTGTCATTCCAATCCGTACCAATAACAGTAGGCATTTGGGATGCTGGAAAATGGGATAACTGTAATTGGGCTGGAAACTTAATTGTTTACCGCAACTGGCAAGGTGTTACTGGATTAGGCTATGCGGCAGGAATTAACTTAAATATTGTGTCCCAAGGCATTGATGTTCATTGGGTTTCTACAGATTATGTAATGGAAAAAGGTACAGTATTGTAATGCGTAGGGTTACAACTGAGAATCAATTTTATTTAAGGGAATGGTTGTCAGAAGTAGGAGAGTTTGAATATCCGCAGAATACAGCGTGTATTGGACAAGAAAAAGACGGCAATTTAATAGCTGTTGTTGGGTATAACAATTTTGCCCCAAATTCTTGTCAAATCCATGTTGCCTCTACGGATGTGTATTGGTTAAACAAAGACTTGCTATTTGCAATATTTGATTACCCCTTCAACAAACTTGAAGTTAAGGTTATAATCGCACCTATATACAAGGGCAATGTTAAGTCCTTGAATTTGTGCCGAAAACTTGGCTTTGAGCAGGTAGGTGACATACCATACGGACACCCAAAAGGTGACCTTATAGTGGTCGCAATGAAGCGTAATCAATGCAAATGGTTACAACAAGGAGAAGGTCATGGGCGGAGTAGTTGATGCAGTTTTTGGTGGTGGTGGCGGTTCAGCCCCAGCAGCACCAGATTATACAGGAGCAGCAAATCAAACAGCTGCTAATAACCTTAAAGCGGCTCAAGCTGCTACGGCTGCTAATCGTGTAAATCAATTTACACCTTATGGTTCACTTGGATATACTCAAACTGGTACTGACGCACAAGGCAACCCAATGTGGTCTGCTACGCAAACGCCTTCCCCTGGATTACAACCTGCTGTAAATGCTTCTCAAACCAATGTAAGCAATCAATACGCAAATCCATTTACAGGTGGTAATTTGCCTTCTTACGGTATTGACCCTGGTCAAACATATAGCAATGCAATTATGCAACGCTTACAACCACAACAACAACATCAATCAGAAATGTCTGACCAACAGCTTGCTAACCAAGGAATTATGCCTGGTTCAGAAGCCTATAACAATGCTAAACGATTGCTTGCACAAGGTCAAAATGACCAGCTAACCAGCGCTATTGTTGGTGGCATGAATACTGGTTTACAAGCCAATCAACAACAATATGGTCAAAATTTAACTAATTACAACAATACATTGGCTAATGCTCAAGGTATTAAATCTTTGGCTACTCCTAATTATATTAATCCAGCAGCACAACAAACAACTGCTGGTGCTGATATTTTAGGTGCTACAAATGCACAATATCAAAATCAATTAGGCGCATATAACGCTTCTCAAGCCAATCAAACTAATCAATTAGGTGGTTTATTTGGACTGGGTGGCGCTGCATTAATGTCACCTACTGGAACATTTAGTGGATTAAGCGGTTTATTTGGCGGTGGCATGAACTCTAGTGCCATAGCTGCTGGCGGTAGTGGTGGCGGTGGTGCATTTACTCCTACTGCTGGTAATTCATTTTCTCTTGGATAAAAATGATAAATCAACAATATCCTAATATGATGGATGTATCAGGCATAGGTAATGGTATGCAAGATACTCGTAGCCAAAATGCTTTGCATCAGGCTTTAATGTTGCGTACATCAAGCCCACAAGTACAACATAATCAGCAATTTAACAATTTGCTTGCTCAGGCCCTTAAACAAGGAAAAGTAAATCCAACTAATTATACTAATTCTACTATTTCAAATAGCGCACCTGTAAATGATTACAGTACTCCTTATAACCCAGCAACAGGTCAAGATTGGGCTACAACTGGTAGTGGATATGCTGGCAATGGTATGCCTGATACTCAATACACAGGAATTGACCAATGGTTAGCCAATGGTGGTGGTCTAGGTTACGATTCTAGCGGTTTTGCTATGAATGATTATTTTGGAAATTTAGGTTTTGATGGCGGTGGTTTATTTAGTGGCGCAGGCGATTTTAGTTTAGGTGGCATTGGCGATAGTTTAGGCGGTGCTGGAGATTGGTTTGCAGGACTTGGTGATTGGTTTGGTGGATTATTTAGTGGTAGTGGAGCGCTTGCAGGAGCAGGTGAAACTGCCGCAGAAGTAGCCCCAGCAGCAGCGGCAGCGGCATAAGGAAAAAACATGGCAGATAACATATACGGTGATGTACCTTTAGATTACCAACCTGAAATGCAAAACATTAGTCAGCAACAAAAGCTGTCGCAAATGTTATTGCAACAAGCAATGCAACAACCGCAAGGACAAATGATTTCTGGGCATTATGTTAAGCCGTCTATTCTTCAACAAATGACTCCTTTGTTTAATGCTTATGCTGGTTCTAAAGGCATAGAAACTGCTGAACAAAAACAACTTGAATTAGCTAAAACATTGCGTCAAGGTAAATCTGAAGCATACGGCACATTTCAAGAATTAATGTCTAATCCTGAAACTCGTAGTCAAGCCATGAAATATGCAGCACAAAATCCATTCTTGCAAGGAATGTCGCAAGAATTAATGAAACCACAAAAACTTGGCGAAGGTGAAAATCTTGTAATGCCTAATATTGGTGGTGGTGAACCTATTAATTTGGCTGCTGGTGGAATAAAGAAAACTGAAGCTATCCGTGGATATGAATTAGCTAAACAACAAGGATACCCAGGTTCTTTCTTTGAATATGAAGCTCAATTAAAAAGGGCTGGCGCACCAAGCGTTATTAATCAAGTTGGTGCAAGTTTGGCTGAACAAGCTGGAAAAATGTTTAATGAATCTAAAGCTAGTACTGTTGGCGCTTATGGTGCAATTACTTCAGCAGACAAAATTTTAAATTCTACAAATAAAGCTGTTACAGGCCCATTAGCAAATGCTCGTTTAACTGGCTTACAAATTGCCGATACTCTTGGTGTAGCAGGAAAAGGCGAAAAAGAAAAAATTGCAGCAACTCGTGAAATATTGCAAGAAACTGGTAAATTGGCTTTGGCTGCTCCACCAAAAGGTCAAGGGCAAGTTTCCAATTATGAGCGTGATTTGTATCAAAGAGCCGCTTCTGGTGATATTAACTTTACACCAACAGAACTTAATTTAATTGCTAGAAGAGCAAGAGAAGCTGGTGAATATCAAATTCAACAACATAATGAATTGTTGCAAACTGGCGCAGAACTTGGCCCAGATGTAGGAAAAATGGCAAAATTATATAAAGTAAATCCGCCACAATCTACACAGCCTGCTGCACCACCAGCAACACCACAAACTTCAAATAAAGTTAAATTTTTGGGATTTGAATAATGCCAGTAGCTAGATTTGAAATGCCTGATGGAAAGATTGGAAGGTTTGAAGTTCCAGAAGGAACTACGCCTGAACAAGCTCAAGCATTAATTGCTCAATCTTTACAACCAAAAGAAACAGAAAAACCACAAACACGCATGGGAGCTGCGTTAGAAGCGTTGCGTAATCCTGTAGGTGTTGAAGGTAAAACTCGTGTAGTTGGCCCTATGATGGTTGGTGCTTTAGGTGAAACTATTAAAGGTGCTGGTGCGGCCTCTCAATTATTACCTGAATCTGTTATTTCACCAGAAACCAGCCAAAACATTATTAATGTTGGTCGTGCAATGACTGAAGGAGCTTCTAAAGAATTCCCTAAAGCTACTGGCGCAGGTCAAATTGGGTCTTATTTTGCACCTGCAATGGCTTTACAAAAAGGCGTAAATGCTGCTAGTAGTGCCGTTAAAGGAATACCACAAGCTGCCAATATTATTGGAAAAATACCAAGTTATGCAACCGCAATGGGTGAGCAAGCATTAGTTGGTGGTGGAACTTCTGCATTAACAACGCCTACAGATGAAGGTCGTGGCTCAAGTTCTGCAATGGGAGCTAGTTTAGGCGCATTAGGAATTCCTGTAATGGCTGGTGCTTCTCGTGTTTTAAGCCCAATAATGACACCAGATGTTAAAAAAATGATTGCCGAAAAAATTTTAATGACACCTGGTCAAATTATGGGTGGCTTTTTAAAATCTTTTGAAGATAAAGCAACAAGTCTTCCTATTGTTGGTGAAGCTATCAATGCTGCAAGACGCAAAGGTATTGAAGACTTTAATCGTGCTGCTTATAAAAGAGCTTTAGAACCTATTAATGGTGAAACACCATTAGCAACAGGTCGTGAAGGTGTAAATTATATTAAGAATCAACTTGAAGATGCTTATGACACTTTATTGCCTAAATTAACATTTAAGCCTGATGCAGCTTTGTATGACAGTCTTTCAAGTCTAAAAAAGAATGTTGCTGGTTTAAAACAAGAAGATTCTTTAATGGTAAGTAATGATGTAAAAGATATGATTCAAAGTCGTATTTCTGATAAAGGCATTATTGATGGCAATACATTTAAAATTGTTGAAGAAGATTTAAACAAAATTATTGGCGATTATAAAGGTTCTACAGGTTCTCAAGCAACTATTGGTAGGGCTTATCAACAAGCATTGGCTGATATTCGTGAATCTTTGGGAAGAAGCAATCCTCAATTTGCTGATGAACTAGCAAAAATTAATACTGGTTATGCTAATTATGTTCGTATTCGTGCTGCTGGTTCTCGTGCAGGCACAAGCGAAGTATTTACTCCAAATCAATTATCTGCTGCTGTAAGGTCTGCTGATAGGTCTGCTGGAAAAGGTCAAATTGCTACAGGTAAAGCATTAATGCAAGATTTAACAGATGCAGCAGAAAGAGTATTACCAAGTCAAATTAAAGATTCTGGTACTGCTGCTCGTATGTTGGCTACAGATTGGAAAGATTGGTTAATTGGTGCAGCAACTTCAGCACCTTATATGCCAGGTGGTCGTCAAGTTACTCAAGCTCTGCTTACACAGCGCCCAGAAACAGCAAAAGAATTAGCAAAATTGCTTAAAATACCGCAAGTTGGCACAGGATTATTGGTTGGAACACAAAGAATGAAAGCAGGAGAAAATAATGAGTAGAAACGGTAGCGGTATATATAACCTACCTACAGGTAATCCTGTAGTAACAGGTACAACCATCACTTCAAATTGGGCTAACACAACCCTGTCTGATATTTCTACAGCCCTGACTAATTCATTAGCCTCTGATGGTCAAACCCCTGTAACTGGCGACATTCAAATGGGTGGCAATAAAGTTACTGGTATGGGTACTCCAACCAGCGCTCAAGATGCTGCTACAAAAGCCTATGTTGATGCTGGAGTTGCTGCTTTAGGAACAATGTCCACACAAAATGCCAACGCTGTGGTTATTACAGGCGGCACAATTAATGGGACTACTATTGGCGCTACTACTGCAAGTACCGTTACTGGAACTACTGTTACAGCTTCAACTCAATTTAGTGGCCCTGGAACTGGTTTAACTGGAACTGCTACTAGTTTGACTGTTGGAAACGCAACTTTATCTGTTAATTCTACAAATGCCATTGCTTATAATCAAACTTGGCAAGACTTTACTTCTAGTCGTGCAATAAATACAAATTACACTAACTCTACTGGAAAACCAATTATGGTATGTGTTCATTTCACTACAGGTACTAATGGAGTTTTGACAGTTGATAATGTAATAGCTGGTTATGGAGCTTCAACAACAAACCAAGCTGAAGGCGGTCTTACAACCGCAGTACCCAATGGGGGGGTTTACAGATATAGTGGTGCTTCCGTAATATCTTGGTCGGAGTTAAGATAATGAAATTATATAAATCACCAAATGGCGATGTTTATGCGTATGAAGCAGATGGTTCACAAGATTATTTAATTGCTGATAATTTTGTTGAATTAACTCAATCAGAAATTGATGCAAGAAATGCACAATTTGAAATAGAAAAACAAACTATTTTTGCTCAAGAACAAGCCAAAGCAGACGCTAAACAATCAGCATTAGCTAAACTAACCGCATTAGGTTTAACCCAAGATGAAATAAAGGCATTGTTATGAACTTTACATTTACATGGATTTTAGACAAATTTGGTTTTCAACCTAAAATTGAAACTTTTGACTTTCCTGTTAAGGAAGTTAAGCCTGCTGCTAAAAAAGTAGCTAAGAAAACCGTTAAAAAAGCGACTACTCGCAAAACATCAACTAAAAAGTGAGTATTGTCGTGGAACTTGACCCTATTAAATTTGGCATAACGATTCAAAAAGTAGAAGCTATGGAATATGAAGTAGCAGAACTTCGTAAGGATGTTAAACAGCTTCTTGAATTAGCAAATAAAGGTCGTGGTGGCTTTTGGGCTGGTATGGCTATCGTATCTGCCTTCTCTACATTTATTGGCTTTATGAGCCATTACATTACTGGCAAATGATACGCAGCAAAACAATGTGGTTTTCTTTTGCGTTAGTCGTATTAGGCGCATTGTTTGACAATCTACCTACTTTACAGGCTTTCCTTGACCCCAAATTTTATTCTTATAGCCTTGTTGTTATTGGCGTATGCGTTGCTGTATTGCGCTTTTTAACTACCCAACCATTAGGTAAGAAATGATAGATTATGCAAAACTCTTTATCTTGGGTGGTATTTTTCTTGCTGGTGCTAGTTTTGGCTGGTATTTCCCCCATCGTGCATTGGTGGAGTATAAAACAAGCGTTGAAGTTGCAGCAAAAGCGCAAGAAGAAAAAGTTAAATCCATTCGGTCACAGCAAGAACTCGTAACTAAGGGTATACAAAATGAATATGAAGCTAAGTTGTCTGCTATTCGTAACTATTACAAGTCTACAAGCGTGTGGAACAACCCCAATAGCAGTAAAGTGTCAGGACTTTCCACAGCCCCCAGCGCATCTGATGTTATCGCCTCCTACAACCAACTTGCTGGACTCTGCGCTGAAACAACAGCCCAAACAATAGCTTTGCAAGACTGGATTAAAGAACAGGCTGGCATTAAATGAGTTTTAAAGAATGTTTAGACTTAGTATTAAAGTCTGAAGGTGGGTGGGTCAATCATCCTAGCGACCCAGGTGGTGAAACAAATTTAGGCGTTACTAAGCGTGTTTGGGAAGAATATGTAGGACACCCTGTAGAAAACCTTAAAAAGCTAACTAAAGAAGATGTAGCACCTTTATATGAACAGAAATACTGGAGGCCTTGCTATGGAGAAGTATTACCTAGGGGACTCGACTTTGTTGTCTTTTCAATGGGAGTTAATGCAGGGCCAGGTAGAAGCGTTAAATTGCTTCAGTCATCTATTGGATGCGTACCTGACGGAGTTATTGGCCCAAAAACAAGAGAACTTATTTGCGCCAGTAATAGTGCAACTCTTATCGCTAAATTCTCAGAGTCACGCAGGGAATACTACCGTGCATTAAAGACTTTCCCTATCTTTGGCAAAGGCTGGCTTACCAGAGTAGACAGGGAAGAATCTGAAGCCCTTAATATGGCAAAAAACGGTTAAGGACATATACCACAAGCCCTATTGCTGACAATACCGCCAAAATGCTCCAAATGTGGTGGTATTCGTTTTTTTCAGGTCTAGTAATAGCTGTAGACCAAGTTGCATCTTTAAACGCCTCTGAAGCTGAATTATAGCTTTTACCCACCATTCCAAAGCTGCGTGTACTCATAGTAACTTCTCCCTTTTTGCAATTAATCGTTAGACTTCCGTTTTTTTCTTTTACTAGCATTTTTTTCCTGTTCTATGTATTGGCGCAAAATACTAATAACTCCAGCTTCTACCAGTATTTCTAGCCCTTCTTTGTCAAAGTGGACTAAAGCATCGGCAGAACCATCTTCATTCTCTTTAACTATCTCTATTTGAATATTCATACATTTCCTCTATTGTTAGCCAAGGTTTAGACACCAGGGTAAACCCAAATATGTAATGAAATGGGTTACATTTTGTTATTTCTTTGCGCTTATCTTTAACGCTAAGATGTTGTAAGTCAAAAATAAGATGGTTATTGTTTTTAAACATCAAAAAGGTCTTTTCCATCCCTTAAACGCTTACGCAAATTGCGTAGGTAAGTTTTTAAAATTGCGTCACTTTCAGGACTAAAAACCATTTTGTACAATTTTTTGTCTGGTTCAGTCTGAGGTTTATTTACCCATCTTTCCTCATTAATGTACCAAAGAAACCTGCGGCAAGCTAATTCTTCTGTAGCGCAACGCTGTTTATATTCACAGTATTGGCATGGGTTAGGTTCGTCTTCTAACCGTTTGTAAATATCGTTTCTCATAACCCCTTAAAAGAAAGCAAGTCAAAGTCTTTTTAGTCTGAAATCTCTAAGAGCCATAGAGCTGAATAGTGTCATTGACTTGCTATGTAAATAATTTATTAAAGTTTCATGCACTTTTTAATAGGTGTTTACCCTTATATGTTGGACAAAAACAACGCTTTGTAAACTATGAGAAACACTTGGGCTGTATTTGATACTTATAAGGCTCAATTTGTGAGCCGTAATGATACCCATAGGTTACAAAAATGTGCCATTGATGTCCTATTTTTGCATGACTTTTTATTGAAATTTCATGCACTTACAAGCGTTTTTAAAATAGGTCAGCCGACAATAACCAAGTAAATTTTGAGTCAATAACAAAGTAAGAAAAAGTTTCCCGAACGGGAAGAATGTAAGAAAAAGTAGCGTAAATTACAAAAATATTTCCGAACGGGGCATTTTGTAACAAAAAGTTAATAGCTTAAAAATGACTCATTAATAAGGTTTTAACCTATTTAAGGACTCTTTAATAAGTCATTACAGGCTATAACCGATATTTTAACTTTACAGTCTGTAAACTATAACTTTACAATTCCATGTCAATAACTTTACAATTAGCCGCCAAAACTTTACAAAAATGTCAACAAAATTGCTGATATGTACACTTTTTGTCAATAACTATACATATAGGTATTAATATGTATATTAAATATATACCTTTAGGTAGCAGGGCTGTATTTGGCAGTTGCTACTTGTTAGGTGGAAAGCCGCAAAAACCCTAACTTACTGCATCCTACATTGGCGGCTTAACGCCCTTAAATAAGGTGAGGTGGCAGGACTCCGTGATGTATGGTTGTGCAAAGGGGAAAAGCACACCTACCACCTCTTGATTAGTTTAACCCAGTTTTTAATTTGTAAATTTTTAAAAGACTTAAAAACATTTCGTATCCATCACGAATGGCCTGTTCCGTATGCTCATAGATAGCCACCTCACCAGTTTCGCCATTAATGTATACATTGGCGCACCGTGCTGTAGGGGCTAAAACCTCTCTGTAGGCCGCAAGCTGTAGTGTATGCTCTAGGTAGGGTGTTAAATCACCAGGGGATTTTTCTGTCGTTTTAAAGTCAATTACTACCCCACCAAAGTCACCTTTTGCTTTGCAATATAAATCGCATTTACCGCCATAGCCTTCTTGGGCATTTACTAACGACTGCTCTGCAATCCATAACTGTGGCCCAAAATGAGCCGTGATAGCGTCATCGACCTTGCGGACATAGGTAGGCATTTCTGGTAGGTATTCTTGGTTGTAGAAGCTCTCTATGAAGTCATGTATAAGAGTTCCCCTAGTCATTGCTTCTTGGGATTTCCTCTTGGACAATTCCATAACTCGGCTAATGTAGTCTTTTTCCTCTTCACCTTCTTGGCGTGGATTTTCAGCAGCAGCTTTAATGGCCTCTGTTTGAAGCCATGTATTTAGACCATCTTTAGATAGCTGCCCATTTATGGTGGACACAGACGGCACTAAAGTACCTGGCGCTGCTTTAGCATCACGCAAGGTTACTGACCGTTCCTTGCCGTTTTTACCAGTCATGGTGTAGCGTGGTGCGCCAGTTAAGGCGCAATACCAATGTTGTGACATATTTTCCCCTTTGTACTGCTTAATTAAGTAATTCTAAAATTGCTTCCCTGTCTGTAGTGTTCAAACAACAATCAGCACAAACCCTAATAACATCTTGAAGTACAGCAGCTAAGTCATTGACCTCAAACGCTATTAATTGTCTTTCCTCATCCACTCCAAATGGTTCAGTAGAAATTCTGGCTTTGTCGCCAATAACATCTTTGATTTGACTTAGCATATCCATCTCCTAAAACGGTAAGTCTGAATCTACAATTTCATCAGACCCTGCTGGCTTAAATGCTTTAACTTCTTTTTCTTTGCCAATAGATACGCTAAAGAATTTCCCTTTAGCGCCTTCTTTAACCCACGCAGATAGGTAATGTTCACGGTTATTGACCATGATAGAGCCTGTATAGTCTGGGTGATTTTCGGTACTTTTGCGGTCATTTTTAAAAAGGCTGCCACTACCTTCTTTTGGTACATAGGCCATTAGATTTCCTTTGCTTTTACTACTGGTTTAGGTGACGAAGCGGCATTACCATCATCGTCTGCTTGTACTACTCCTACTACTGCTGCCAATGCGTATCTACGCATATAAGTTAAAGCTGACCCAGCGCCCTGTGGGTCTACTTTGCTAACAGGTACAGACATTTCTTGACTAATCCATTCGCCAGAAGTGTGGGTCAAGATTGTAGTTAAAGACATAGACTTGTCTAAATCGGAATAAGTCCCAGGGAATTGAGCCACAGCCAAACCATTACTAGCCAATAAATCACGGCAAGCATCCCAAACAGACTCAAGGTCTGCATACTTACTTTTAAAAAAAGGGTTTGCAGAATCTTTTTTAGCATGGGTTAGTTTCCCTTGTACGGTACTTAGCGATTTAGCTAAATTAGCAATGGTTTCACTTTGTTGCATTTTGACCTCCGAAAATATTACCAAAGTCATCAAATACGGTTTGTAATAGGACATTGCGTGTATTGTTTGGTTTTCCACAGGCTGCACGAATAACATCTACATCGTCTTGGTTTAGCTCTGTGCCAAATTCCATGTTGTTAAGCGCTATTTCTAAACGCTCTTCCATTTCCAGCATTAGTTGGTTTAATTCACCCATTTGAATCCCCTTAAATGGCATAGCAAAATTGCTATATAGGCATATTAACATGGGAAAGTAAAAAAAGCAAAGTCTATGCAAATAAACAACATTTAAGTTAAACTGCGTGAATGGACAAACTTAAACTAACCGATAGCGCCATTATTGACCTACTAGGTGGTACAGCAAAAGTGGCAAAGATGTGCAAAATAGACAACGCAGCCGTATCAAATTGGCGTGTGCGTGGTATCCCAGCCGACAAATATATGTTTTTAGGCGCAAGAATTGAAAAAGAAAGTCATGGCTTAGTTACTAGGCAAGACCTATTTCCTACTAACTTTTGGCTTATTTGGCCTGAGTTGTTAAAAAACAACGCATTTGGTAAACAAGATGAATAGAGTTGTTTGTTGGTTTTCTTGTGGTGCTGCTAGTGCAGTAGCCACTAAATTGGCTTTGGCGCAATTTAAAGACAATGAAATTGTTATTGCATACACCGAAGTTATTGAAGAACACCCTGACAACAAGCGATTTCTTGCGGATTGCGAAAAATGGTTTGGTCAAAAGATACTGATTTTAGGTAATGACCGCTATGAAAGGTCAATTTATAAGACTTTTGAAAAGTCAGCTATGAATATTAAAGGTGCAAGTCCATGTACTAGAAAGTTAAAAAAGGATGTTAGGCTTAAATTTGAAAAACCTACAGACATTCAAGTATTTGGTTACACAATGGAAGAACAAGACCGCTATGACCGTTTTCTTGACGCTAACAACATTGACGCTATAGCTCCTTTAATTGACAAAAGACTTAGTAAAGTAGATTGCTTGGCAATGCTTCAAAACGCTGGCATAGAGCTTCCAGTTATGTATAAGCTAGGCTACCATAACAACAACTGTATTGGTTGCGTTAAAGGCGGTAAAGGTTATTGGAATAAGATTAAAGTAGACTTTCCTATGCAATTTGACCGCATGGCAAAATTAGAGCGCAAAAAGAAACAAACAGTTTTAAAAGATGTTTATTTAGACGAATTGCCGCCTGAAGCTGGTAATTACCCCCAAGAACAAGACATTCAATGCGGTATTTTTTGCCACATGGCAGAGCAAGATTATGAAGCTACCTAATGTAACTATTTGCGCCATAGACTCGGTTCAACCTGACAAAGCCAAAGCAGCTATAGAAAGAAGCAAGCGACACATTCAATTTGGTGGTGAATTGTTTATTGACCACATGAGCATTAACAGCCGCCAAGCGTATAGCAAATTTATCCTTCAAGAACTGCATAAATACATCCACACCGACTTTGTTTTGATAGTGCAATGGGATGGGTGGGTAATTGACGCAAAAGCCTGGCAGCCCCAATTTTTAAACTACGATTACATAGGTGCTGTGTGGCCTTGGCATCCTGAAGGACTGCGTGTAGGCAATGGTGGTTTTTCGCTACGCAGCAAGAAGCTGTTGGAATTAACCAACACTCCTAAGTTTGTTTACAGCGATAAAAATGAAGATGATTTAATCTGTCATTTGAATCGTGATTACTTAGTTAGCAATGGAATAAAGTTTGCCCCAGAAGAATTAGCAAGGTATTTTAGCTATGAAAGGGAACTGTCAAATTTGCAAACCTTTGGTTTTCATGGAGATTTTCACATGAATAAATACTTGTAGTAGAATTACCTTCCTATTTCGAGGCTCTAACGACATACCAGGGAATAGGATTAAAAGCGCTACTGGGGGTAATGGATGAAACAGCGCAATATCGGTGGCGAAACTAGTGCCGATTCCATGAACGACTGGTGGGTGATGCGATTCCTCAATGGAAGCATTTGAAGGCAACCTAGGTAGGCTAGGTTCGCTCAAACCTCTTGGAAGTGGTTTTTATACAACTAAGGATAAATACTAATAGACTCTTTAAAGACTATTAGGGCAAACTACATTTACTCAATATCGAGTGACATTTAAGGGGAATTAAATGAAAGATATTTTAGGTGCTTGTTTATTAGGCGCTTTATTTGCAGCTATGTTTGTTTACGGCATACCTGCTAAAGCGCAAACTTATNNAGTAACTGATGCTAGAGGTTACAACCAAGGCACAGTACAAATAAACGGCAACACAGCACAATTTGTAAACCCACAAGGTTACACAACTCAGACTGCTACAATATATCCTAACCAAGTCGTAATCACGACACCAAATGGTTATACACAAAGTGTTGTTGGTAATACAGGCTACACAGTACCACTTAGCCCATCAACACCAAGCAGTCCGAGGGTTTTACAATGACCGCAAATGAACTAGCTGATTGGATAGATGAAGTTAATATTGCTGCTGTTGGTTCAAAAACAATGACCAAGGCATCAAATATGTTGCGTCAATTTGACCTTGTTGAAAGCATTGTTAAACAACAAAAATTAGAATTAGATGCTTTGCATAAGTTAGTAAAAGAGCAAGATAGAAAAATTATTGATTTAGCGTTTAAAAAAGTTTACGCAGAACGCAGTCTTGAATTAAAAGAGCCGTATAACAACGCAGTAGGCAAAACCATTGAAGGTGGTGCTGAATTAGTTTGTGATTCTTTTGTAGATTTTTCCAAATGGATTAGCCCTGTAAAAACTTTAACTAATGATGAAATTTTATGTTTATGGGATTATTGGAGTGGTGAAATCCTTGCTATTGACATTCTTGATTTTGCTGATAAATATAAGCGAGCAATATTGAACGAAGAAGGAATTATTGAATGGCATCAAGAATATTGCAAAAAAATGAATGAAGAGGATGCTAAAAAGGTTAATACCTATAAGTTACAAAACGGCAATCAAATTGATACCTATAAGTATAAAAAATTAACAGATGAGGAAATGCTTGAAATTTATAAAAAAGTTTTTAATAAAAAAAATGAATTTAAAGAAAATTTAAAAAGAAGAAGTTATTTTGACTTTGCTAGAGCAATACTAAGAAAGGCACAAAAATGACTGAAAAACAACAAGTAAAAAAATGGATGGCTTGGTATTTACAGCCACCAATAAATGTGCGTGAAGTTTACGGTGATTCTTTTGAATTCACTGCATTAGATAGGATTATTATAAATCAATTAATGGAACAAAAAAATGACTCCAAGACCAGTAGCAATTAGATATTTTTGTGATGACAACAAAAAATGGGAATACCAAGATTGGGTTAGTGGGCAATATTGTGCACCTGGTTCAGAAATTCTTTTTAACCGACCAAATTTGGAAGATTCTATTGAAGCAACAAAATATCAACAAGAGCTTTCAAATGCGTTAGCAAGAATAGCTAAACTTGAAAAATTTATATTACATACTTTAATATGAAAGAGTTATAGGAGAATGTTTGATGAATTCTGGTCTTTATATCCACGAAAAATTGCTAAAGCAGCTGCAAGAAAAGCCTGGGCAAAATTGTCCGCAGAGCAGCAACTTATGGCTGCAAAAGCTATTGACACACATTGCCAATACTGGAGCGCAAAAGAAACCGAGTTAGAGTACATACCACACGCAAGTTCATGGCTAAACCAAGAACGCTGGGAAGATGAATTAGTAATTGAACCCAAGAAAGAAAAAATTGACAAAAAGTGGATGTTTAGCAACGAAGGTATTGAGGCAAAAGCAAGAGAGCTTGGAGTCTTAGGTACTGGCTATGATTCTTACGAAAGCCTTAAAAAGAAATGTATGAGCAAGCTAAACATGAGTGCGGTGTAAGACAACTTTGTAAATGGCGTAAAGAATGGGGCATTAACAAATTTAGACTTTACATCAGCAAACATAATTTTGACGAACAACTTTTGCGTGATTTTTATACGCAATACGAATTAGGAAACAGGGGAGAATGGGGAAAATGGATATTGAAAAATACATTGTCGCAGCAACAGGGCTTGGGTATTTAGTAGTCGGCCTAGCACAATACTTTAAAGGCTCAACTTCTAACGCTTTGATTTGGTTAGGTTATGCTGCCGCCCAAATTGGTTTGTGGATGAACCTTAAATGAAAGTATTAGTAGCTTGTGAATTTAGTGGTGCTGTGCGTGATGCCTTCATTAGGGGGGGGCATGAGGCCATGAGTTGTGATTTAGAACCTTGTGATATACCAGGGCCACACTACAAAGGTGATGTTATGGACATCATTGGCGCTGGTTGGGATTTAATGATTGCACATCCACCATGCACACATTTAGCGGTTAGTGGCGCTAGGCATTTTGCTAAAAAACAAGCAGACGGCAGACAACAGCAAGGTATTGATTTTTTTATGGCATTAGTTAATTCAAACATACCACGCTATGCCATTGAAAACCCAATAGGAATTATGAGTAGTAAATGGCGCAAACCAGAGCAAATTATTCAACCTTGGGAATATGGTCATAGCGTAACCAAAGCTACTTGTTTATGGCTTAAAAATTTGCCACCATTACAGCCTACAAATGTAGTAGATAAAGGCGCAATTTGGGTAGCTAAAAGCGGTAAACGCATGAGCCAATGGTATTACGACAGTAGTTGTTTGCCGCCAAAAGAAAGAGAAAAAATGCGTAACAAAACATTCCAAGGAATTGCTGATGCTATGGCAAACCAATGGGGTAAACTATGAAAGATTATGACCCAAATGATGCTATTGACTTCATCTTCAAGACAGCGCCCTTATACGCAAAAGCGAAAGGTGAACTCGCTCAGTTCGAAGCGTTTCGACACAGTCTTAAAGCTATTGAAATGTCTAAGTCAGAGGCGCATACGATTGGGGGGAAAGAGATGGATGCGTATAAATCGCAGTCTTACCAAGAATTATGTGAAGCCATTGGATTGGCGACAGAAGAAGCAGAAAGCCTACGCTGGCAATTAGAAGCTGCCAAAATGCGTTTTGAAGCATGGCGCAGCCAAGAAGCAAGCAACCGAAACATTGACAGGATGACAAAATGAGCCAAGACTATTCTGAAAACTATTTGCGTATACAAAAGTTATTACGCTGTTACCACAACGCTACGCTTAAAAAACAATATGAAAAAGCTACGCTAATAGCCCATGACTTAGCAGAAGAAACCATCAAGTTAGAATTTTCTACTTATGCCCAGGTAAAGCAACAATGGCTCAAATAATGCGTAATGTGTATGCTACACACAAAGACTATGGGGATTTCAAAGGCATTATTGAATCAAACCCTAACTTTGTACCATGCGATTTAGATGGTATAGCAGAGCGCAAAGGTTACTTTTTAGTGATGGAATGGAAACGCCCAGGCGAAGAAGTGAGTTTAGGCCAACAACTTATGTTGCAAGCATTAGCTAAAACACCTAAATTTTCAGTCATTATTATGGTGGGTGATACTGACAATGGTGTTAATCTTGACCATTACTGGTTGCTTGATAATAAGGGTAAACCCTTTAAAAAAGGTAAAGACTTTAAAGAGTTTAAGCAATTTTATAAATTGTGGTACGACCTAATAGATGACTAAAGATGAAAAGAACGCTCTTAACAAGATTGCCGAACTCGGATGTATTCTCTGTTCCACCATCCTTGGGTTTGAAGGCACTCCGTCAGAACTCCATCATATCCGCAGGTATGGAGGTAAACGGTCTGCATCCCCTTGCATCCCACTTTGCCCAGAACACCATCGTGGAAACTCTGGTGTTCACGGATTGGGTCACAAAGGTTTTGCAAATAAATGGGGCGTTACCGAGGAGGAGTTGTTGGAGCGAGTCAATCAAAGACTTGGAAAGGTCAATGAGTGAATGACATATTGCTTGCTTTTGGCGTATTAGTTATATTGCTGCCTGTGCTTGCAGTATGGATAAGCCTACAATTCTAAGCTGTCCCAACCAAATTCCCTTGCAATTTGACGAGTGCGAATTTTGAACGCTTTGCCGTGTTTGTCCCAGTAATCTGTTTTCCAAAAACTCATGTGACATATTTCGTGGGCTAATGAGCGTTGAACGGTATCAAAATGCTCGTTACGCAATCGACTAATTGTGATGATATGAGGCTTTTCTAGCGTTTCATCATAGCGGTAGGTAGCCATAGCATCTGATTCTCTAGTCACCTTAAACTGTATAAGTTCAGGCGCAGGCAAGTCCCAATTACGCATTGGATGACAAGCAGCCATGCAAAGATATAAATTTTCTAGGATAAATGGAGTTAATTTCATACTGCATGAATCTTTCCACGAAACTCAACTTCATCCTCGCCCCAAACTCTAATCATTTCAGGTTGAAGCAATTTGCTGCGCTCAAATGAAAGCATTACAAAGCCACTATTCCAGTCTTTAGGTGTGTCCTCTGTGTAGCTGAACTGTTGTCCATTAGGGTCAGCTAGTGTGCCTGTCTGAACGCCCCAGCGTGTACCGTTGTAGTCATTAAAGGGTATAGCACTAAGTACATGGGTATGACCTGTAATCATATTGACCCCTGAATTAACAGCGTTGTTTCTGCCGCCAGTCCAACCACCTTTCCAACGATGCTTAACGCAGGTATCTTCATTGAGCCAAACACTCCAACATGGCAACCACATAGGGAAATAGTCTTTAAGACTTGTACCAGGTATACCCTCAAATGAAGGTAAGTTAGCCACAATGTTTGCTTCTAAGCGCTGGTCATGATTACCCATAGGAAAAAACAATTTAGCACCTACAGCAGCCGCCTCAATTTCGCCCAAGTAATGCTGACAGGCTTCTAACTCTTCTTTCATTGTTGGCAGCTTATTCCAATCGGTGCGTGGAAAACGACTAATAGAAGCACCGTCTAGGGCATCGCCATTGCATATCACCGCAGTTGGCTTGAACTCTTTAATCATTTCTATCAGCGCTTTATAGGCTGTAGTAGTTTCGTCAGGCCAAAAGTGTGCGTCAGAAAAGACTATCACTCGCCCTTTTTCTATTTCCATGCCTCTGCGTACATTGCCAGGGGTCTGTTGTGTTTTCTTTACATAAGCAGGGTTTTGGCTATTAAATGTATCTAATTTGATACCAAGCCTGCCTTCTATAGACCTACGCCTAGCCATAACATTTCTGATTGCTATACCATTGACTTTGGAAAACTCGCCAGGACTACCAATCTTATTCCAAGACTCTATCCATTGCTCATCAGTTAAATGATAACCAGCCATTTGTTTCCCCTTATACTATAAGTTGATAAACACTAACATAGAATTATGTCTTATTTAAAAAAAGTTGATAAAAATCAGAAGGATGTTGTAAAAGCGCTACGAGATTATGGCGCTGATGTTTTCCATCTGCATACAGTCGGTGGAGGAATCCCTGACCTTATGGTGTGCTACGAAGATAATACTATTTTAATGGAAGTTAAAGATGGGGAGCATAAAAAGCTAACTCCCCAACAAATAACCCTTTTTGCTAACTGGAGGGGTGGCCCATTGCATAGGGTAAATTCCGTGCAAGAAGCTATAGAAGTGCTAAAATTATATGAACTTTAAAGGTGTCCTATGCAAGAAACTAAAAATGTCGCTATGTTTGCCGCTACTTTGTTGCATAGCAGCACTAACACTCATTTCTTTCATTGGGCAACAAACTCTTACTCACAGCATAAAGCTCTGGGCAACTACTATGATGAAATCATTGAGCTTGTAGATGACTATGTAGAAGCCTATATGGGTTGCTATGAGCAGATTAAAGACTTTCCAAGTGTCTATCACCAGCCCAAAGAACCACTCAAGTACTTGGAATCATTAAAGAATTTCGTGGCAGAAGCCAACGCAGATTTGCCGCAAAAGCAAGAACTAATCAACATTGTTGCCGAAATCCAGCAGCTTATTGACTCTACCATCTACAAACTCAAATACCTTAAATAGGAATAGCCATGCCACTCGATAAATCTGGGTCAGCCCAAAGCGTAGGTAAAAACATCAAAGCCGAAGAAAAAGCTGGCAAACCACGCAAACAAGCGGTGGCTATTGCTTTAAATACTGAGCGTGAATATGCCAAAGGTAGCCGCAAGTCAAAGCTAGAAGCTACTTACGACAAGTATGTCAAGGAAAAAGATTAATGAAACACATGACCAGAAGCTACCCCCCAGAAAACGCTATGCTTAGGCCGCACAAAGAATCAACGCTGGAAAAGCAACTAAAGAAGCGTCAAGAGCATAATCCTCCATTAGAGCTAGATGAGAGTGGCATCCTTAACAAGAAAGCTAACCAACGCATGAAGCGTAAACAGGCTTTAATGGATGCTATGAACAAGAACCACGACCCTGATATTGTTGGATAAATTGGTGTAGAATTAAACCCTTACAAATCAATTACTTGAGAATGTATGGAAAATAAAGTATCGAAATCTGTAGAAGGCAACCTAAATAGAGCTGGAAGGCCTAAAGGAACGCCCAACAAGGCTACTGCAAAGGCTCGTGAGGCGTTTGCTAACTTTGTCGATGCTAACTCTGAGCGTATGCAAGAGTGGCTAGAATCCATTGC